AATACATGGACAACGAAAATCGGTTAATTAGTAAGGTAATTCGTGAACGAGACATCGTTCCTGCACTGCAAAGAAAAGTTGACGCTACATGGTTTCTAGACTCCGATAACCGCAAGGTATGGGAGTTCATTGTTAAGCACTACTCGGATTACAACGAGATACCTTCTGACATTGTTGTTAATGACCACTACCCAAACTACAACGTATTAGAAGATAAAGACATCGCTGACAATGTCGAATACATGCTCGACACGATGGTGGCTCTTCGTAAGGAGATGATCACTCGTCAGGGTCTTGAGGCTTCGGTTGAACAAGTCCGCATCTCAGATTACGACGGCGCCCTCCTTCAAATGGAGAAGACCATCACTCGTGTTAATGAGCAAGGTGTCCTTGGTACGCATGAGATCGACTTGAGTAAAGACACACAGGATCGTTATGAAGAGTACTTAAAACTACAGAATGAAGAGTTCCTTGGTATTCCCACAGGATTTGAGAAGATTGATGAAGCAACCGCAGGTTTACAGGGCGGTCAGTTAATCACGATCATTGCTCCGCCAAAGACAGGTAAGTCACAGATCGCGTTGAAGATGGCAATTAATGTGCACGAACAAGGCAAAGTACCTATGTTCCAATCATTTGAGATGAATAACAAAGAGCAACAGCAACGCCATGACTCTATTAGAGCCAACATCTCTCACACACGTTTACGTCGAGGAAAGTTACACACTGCTGAAGACACTCGATATAAAGATATGCTCCAACGAATGGGTGGAATGCAGTCATTTAACTTAATTGACGCAGTAGGTGGGTTAACAGTATCTGCATTATCTGCAAAGATTCAACAGACTAATCCTGATGTTGTGTTTGTAGATGGTGTGTACTTGATGTTGGATGAGATTTCTGGAGAAATGAACACCCCTCAAGCAATCACCAACATTACCCGTTCGCTCAAGCGACTAGCACAGCGCATCGATAAGCCTGTAGTTATTACAACACAGACCTTGCTTTGGAAGATGCGTGGCGGAAAAGTTACTGCTGATTCTATTGGTTACTCGTCCTCATTCTTTCAAGACTCTGACGTTATCCTAGGTCTTGAACCCGTAGAGGACGATGAAGAGGTTCGCAAGTTGCGCGTGGTAGCCAGCCGTAACTGCCCTCCGACAGAGACCTCTATTACTTGGTTGTGGGAAGTTGGATGTTTCCATGACGAGTCTGAGACTACCAAGTGCACCTATTGTGCTTCATGGATGTTGAACCGCCCATGATCGACTACGAGAAAGTACTTATAGGTTTAGATCTTAAGTTCACCTCACAACGTGGTGTGGAACTTGAAGGTTTATGCCCGATGCATAAATCGCGAACGGGAAAAGAAGATAACCATCCATCATGGTGGATCAACACTGAGACAGGTATGCACCTATGCTTCTCGTGTGGTTACAAGGGCAACATTTACACACTAGTAAAAGACCTGAAAGATGTTGATTACTTTGATGCTCAGAACTTTGTTAATGAACAGAAAGAGTCAACCGCTGACTACTTACTGTCTCGTCTTCGTGACCTTCCTCAGTATGTAGTTCCAGAGGAGCCTTTAGAGATGTCTGAGGCACGCCTTGCCGTCTTTACAGACCCACCAGAGAAAGAACTACGTAAAAGGTTTATTACTGCGGAGGCCGCGCTTAAGTGCGAGGTTCTGTGGGATCCCAAGAACTCCTCGTGGATATTGCCTATTAGAAGCCCTGAGAACTATAGTTTGTGGGGATGGCAAGAGAAAGGCGCCCAAGGACGCTTCTTTAAGAACCAGCCAGGAGGAGTCAAGAAGTCCCGTACAGTGTTTAATGTCAAGAACATGAGCACCGATACAGTGATCATTGTGGAATCGCCCCTTGATGTAGTTCGTCTAGAAACCGTAGGGTACACAGGAGCCATCTCTACCTATGGAGCAGCCACAAGCGACAGTCAGGCAAAGATACTTCGAAATGCTCGCACCGTTATGGCGGCATACGACAAAGATGATGCAGGACGTAAAGCCTCAGAAGAGGTGTTAGGATACGCTCGTAAGTACGGTATTAACCTCATGTTCTTTAATTACAATGGCATCGATGTCAAGGATATTGGAGACATGACTGAAGAGCAGATCCACTGGGGCATCAAGCATGCTCGCCATATGGTGGAAGGAAAGGATGCATACACATGGATTTAAGAGACAAAGACCGCCCCTTGCACGTGTGCTTGTGCGGGTCTATTCTGTGGAATGTGAAAGCAACCTTTGAAGAAGGAGAGATATCTTTATACATGCTCGACATGGAATGCGCCCTTTGCGGAAATTTAGCAACGGCTCCTACCCCTCTCGATGTTTAAGGGTCAATTAAAGCCCTACCAAGTTGAGTCGGTAGACAAAATGGTGGAGCGAAAGCAAATGCTTGTAGCCTTTGAAATGGGAACAGGTAAAACTGTCATGACGATTGCCGCATTAGAAGCGTTGAACATAGACAAGCCCATTCTGGTTATTGCACTATCAAGTTTGAAATACCAATGGCAAAAAGAAATTAATAAGTTTTCTGACTCTACATCCACAGTCGTAGATGGGTCTAAGTCTGCACGCGAGAAGCAGTGGGCGGCAAGTAGTAGGTACACTATCTGTAACTATGAAGCCGTTGTTAATGACTGGGATGTTGTGAGCAAGATTGAATGGGGCGCAGTTGTCTGTGACGAAGCCACCGCTATTAAAGGCTTCCGCTCTCAACGTTCCAAGAAAGTCAAGCAACTCTCAAAAGGTATCGATGTTAGGTTTGCGCTGACTGGTACACCAATTGAGAACGGACGCCCAGAAGAATTGTATTCTATTTTTCAATTTGTAGATCCATCATTATTAGGACGATTTGATTTATTTGATCAGACGTTTATCGTGCGAAATCATTTTGGTGGTGTACAACGCTACAGAAATTTACCTTTATTTCATGAACGTGTAAAGACAGCCTCAGTTCGTAAAACACAAAATGACCCTGATGTTGCACCGTATTTGCCCGACACAATTCATAGAGATCCTGTATACGTGCCATTTGATCGTGATAGCAAGCACTTGTATTCATACATCTCAGAAGAATTAAAAGCCGAGTTAATTGAAGCGCAACAGTTACTAGGTTCTGGGTTTTCATTAATGGCTCACTACGGTCACGAAAACAAACCTGGAGATGCAGCAGACGCTATGCGCGGTTCTATTATGTCGAAGATCACCGCACTCCGAATGCTGTGCGATCATCCTGAATTACTAATGGACTCTGCAAAAAAATTTGAAGAGCAACTTGGCGAAGGCAGTAGTTATTGTTTCAGTTTAAAAGAGCGCGAGTTACTGACCTCCGTTAAGTCAAACAAACTGGATGTCCTCAAGGGATATGTCAATGAGCACCTAGATACAGACCCCGAGGCGAAAGTGGTCATCTTTACCTCATGGGTAGGGATGGTGCACTTAATTCAGGCTACTGTGGGAGGAACTACCTACACAGGTCAGATGGACGCCAAGCAAAAGGAAACCAGTAAAGAGAAGTTTCTGACCGATCCAGAGTGTCGCGTGTTCATCTCCTCAGATGCAGGTGGCTATGGTGTAGATTTACCTAACGCAAACCTACTCATTAACTACGATCTGCCTTGGAGCGCGGGGTTGTCGGTACAGCGAAACGGCCGTATTAAACGGGCATCTAGTCGTTGGCCAACAGTTATCATCCAAGACATATTGATTCAAAACTCCATAGAAGAAAGACAGTACGATATGCTGGCGCAGAAGAACGCGGTAGCAGATGCTGTTATGGATGGGTCAGGTATTAACGCTAAAGGTGGAGTTGACTTAACAGTCGGATCCCTTATAAACTTTCTTACAAACAATAGGCCATAGGAGGAAACATGGCGCGAGTAAAAGACAGTGAACCACGTAACGTTGCAGAGGACGATTTCTTAGGCCAAGCCAAAGAGTACATTTTTGTCAAGAAACAACTTGAGTACTTTGAATCAAAGCAGAAAGAACTTAAAGAAAAACTCTTTGCACAGATTGAAGAGAACGGCGAAATTGATAGCGAAGGTCACGTCATTCTTGACTTTGAAGACCCTATCGATGGAGTACGGGCACTCAAGAAGCAGCGACGTGTTACTCGTAAAATTGATGAAGCACTAGCAGAAGAACTTATTATTCAAAAAGGTTTAGAAGATAAACTGTACAAAACCATTCGTGTGGTAGATGAAGACGCGTTGATGGCAGCGATGTACAGCGCAGAACTTACCGAAGAAGAGGTAGATAGTATTTATCCCATTGTAGTTACGTGGGCACTTGTAATGAACAAGAAGTAACCCATGGCAGGATTGCGTGGGGATGATGAGATCCTTGCTTCATTCTCAGATTTAGAGTATCTTCCAGGTTCTAAGAAGAAAAAACGCAGGGAGATAGACCCAAAGGTTTCTCGCCGTAAAAAAGGTGAGAGTAATGGCTGGGATGAAAATCCCATCATTAAATCATTAGGTGGAGTAGAAACAGAAGTATTCACTATCGGCGCGTTGGCGCATGCTTTAGAGAAGACTATTGTTACTATCCGTCTATGGGAGCGCAAAGGGTACATACCACGTGCACCGTATCGACTTCGGTCTAAGACTTTAAAAGGTCAAAAGACTGGGGGTAATCGGGTGTACACCAGAGCGCTTATAGAATCTGCCATTGAGGAATTCTCAGTGCGTGGACTTCTAGGCTCCGCTCGTGTAGAGTGGGGCGACCACGATGATTTGACAGAGGCTTTAATACGCCGATGGAAGACCATCACAAACTCAGAGAGTCAGTCATAGACAAAGTCATAGCACAACCGTTTATGCCGTACTCATTGCCACTACTACAGAAAAGACAATCATGACAATAGCACAACCTAAGTTCCAAGCAGCAGAGTATTCTGCTGATGTTGATGTAACAGAAGCATCTGCTCCTAAAGCACCCTCCACAGTAAAAGGCGGATGGGATGCACTAGATAGTTTGATGAAGCCTGAAGCAACTGCGTATCCAACTGACTTTAAGTTCAGTGAAGAGCCAGTGCTCATTAAGTTCCTCGAAGATGGACCGTTTGCAGTCTACGAACAACACTGGTTAGAGCGTCAAGGTCGTAAGTCCTTCGTTTGCATCGGTGATGACTGCCCATTGTGTAACATCTTGGGTGATAAGCCACGCGGTAAGTTTTCATGGAACGTTCTTGTGCTTAGCGGCGCAGATCAATCCGTACAAGTACTTACTGTACCGCCAGTATTCGCTCGTCAAATTGCAGCCGCAAACAAAGATGAGCGCAAAGGACCTCTTGTTCGAGAGTTCTGGGAAGTTTCCCGCACAGGAATGGGACCAACAACGAACTATAGCCTTACATATGTTCGTGGTCGAGATCTTGCTGAGGAATGGAAGTTGGATCTTGACCAAGTCAACGCGCTTGTAGCAGAGGCTGTGCCCTACACAGTCGATCAAGTAGTTCGTGAGACCCCCCGCTCCGAACTCATTGGAATTGCTCGCTCAATGGCTTAAGGTTCCAACCATCCGTAGAGGGGGTTGCAAAGCCCCCTCTACATTAACAAACGGGGTAATACATGAACATCATAACAACACAAGAACAGTTACAAGATTTAGTTTCTTATTATTCAAACGTAGACGCATTTGCATTCGACGTAGAGACCGTCGGAGAAAATAGAATTCAACCAGTCGTTAATGATGTCCTATGGATCTCATTAGCCACTGAAGGACGAGTAGACGTCATTCCTATGGGTCACCCTAACGGTGAGTTTCTACACTGGGACAAAGATATCCTTAAGAGTGGTCTTGCCAAACTAGAAAAGGGCAAGCCACTTACCGATGCGGATTACTCAAAGAACGCCGCAAACTGGCGCCCAGTATTTGGGCCACCACCAGCGCAGTTACTTCCAGGAGAGGTATTCAAAGCGCTAAAGCCATTGTTCTTTAGTGATAAGTTAAAGATTGGTCACAATGTTAAGTTTGACTTGAAATCAATCGCTAAGTATTACCGAGGTGTAGTTCCTACAAAACCTTTCTTTGATACTCTGATGGCATCTTTCATTATCGATAACCGTAACCGACTTGGGCTAGGTCTTGCTGACTGCTCTAAGCGTGAGTTGGGTATTGTGGTAGAGAAGGGTGTAGGAGCGCAGGTTGAGGTGCACTCATTTGACGATGTGGCAAAGTACTCAGGTATTGACGCCGATGTTACATGGCAGTTGTACAAGAAACTTGCACCACAGTTAGAGGGAAACCTTAACGCCGTATGGAAGTTAGAGATGGATGTTGTTGCAGCCCTGTGTGACATGGAACTTGCTGGAGCAACCTTAGACGTAGAAGAACTTACAAAACTTAAAGTTCGTATTGACAAGGATCTAGACGTTGCCAAAGCAAAGGCGTGGAAGATAACAGGAGAAGCATTCTCTTTGAACTCCATTGCTGAGAAACAGAAGTGGTTGTTTGGTCCAAAAGAAGAAGGTAAACGAGGCATCAAGCCTAATCTTAAACTTAAAATTGCACTGACACCCAAAGGTCAAGATCTCCTTCGCAATGACCCGTCAAAAATCTCGATCGAGCATTACTCAGTGTCTTCCGATGCCCTTGAGTTTTATCGTGGTAAGGATGAACTGGTTGATGCCATTCTCGAGTATCAAGACTTGAACAAACTTATGACGACTTATGTAATGCCCTACTTAGGTGGAGAAGTTACTCGCACTACTGGCGGTAAGGCTAAGATTGTTGATAAGAAGAGCCTATTGGTTAA